ATATTATTTATTATCTTTCTTAGGTTACGCTTATTATAAATATAAAAGAAATAAAGATATTTTAGATAACATTGAAGATAAATAATAATCGGCGTTTCACTTCGTAGTAAATTTCATAACTTGTGAAAAAGGTGTAAAAGGTGTAAAAGGCATAAATATAAATATAAATAATTTAAACATTAATTAATAATAGTTATACCGCAAACAATGACAAATATTATAGAAGAATTATTTTATAAATTCCACGATACGCTGAAAATGAGTATTTTCAATAAAATTAAAACAGGTAATCACGTTGTTGACACAATTATTAATACGTTTATTTTTACCATAATAGGATATATATTCAACCATTTAAACAAAAACAAAATTTCGTTATATTTTGGAATAGATAAAGAAAAAATAAAGTCTTTTTTTTATAAAAGATACGAAATAGAATTAGAAGGAAAACGGAGTTGTACGACTTCTATTTATAGTCATAGTACAAATATATCGGCAACATATAGTAATAGATTTAAAGCCTTTTGGTTTTACATTGTTAATAATATATCGGAAAATAACTCAATATATAAACTGAAAGAAACTGTTACAAATATTGATGCGTATGTAAGCACCTCAGATGATTGTAATAAAAAAATAACAGATATTTTGATGGTTTCACAATCTGATTGTTTTATAATTGATGATGATATATACGCTATTTGTAAAATGTTCAATGAAGATGACTCCAATAATGATAGGGTCACAACGAAAATTGAAAAAATTACCGTGAAAATATATTCTTACAAGTTTAACGCTTCTTATCTAACAAAATTTATTGACAATATTACAGCGGATTATTTGACGTCTATAAAGACCAACCGGTATAACAAAAAATTTATTTATACTTTAGAAAAAACAACTCGCGGGGAGGATGATTCTAAATATAGTTGTTGGTCGGAAACAAATTTTATTTCTTGTAGAAAATTTTCCAATATGTTTTTTGAGGGAAAAACAGATTTAATTAAAAAGATCGACTTTTTTATTAATAACAGAAATTGGTATGAAAGCAAGGGAATACCTTGGACTTGTGGAATTGGTCTTTACGGCGAACCCGGGACCGGTAAAACATCTTTTATTAAAGCGCTAGGAAATTATACAGGTTATCATTTGGTGTTTCTCTCATTGAAATTAATCAAAACAAAACAACAATTACATCATTTCTTTTTTGAAGATACATATAATAATAATAATGAAAAAAAATCTATAACATTTGACAAAAAAATAACAGTTATTGAAGATATAGACTGTATTGGAGATATTGTTTTAAAAAGATCTGAAAAATTTAAAAAGAAAAATAACGCGCATTCCAATTCCAATTCCAATGGCAATTCCAATGATTATTTAAATGGGAAAGGCGCAGACGATCTAGTAAAGTTAGGCGACATTGTCAAATCTGTAGTAGATTTAAATGGTTCAGAAATTTTAAAGATGAGCCCACATACAGATGGTCCAACTTCTGAAGAACCTATTACGTTAGATGATTTATTGAATATATGGGATGGTGTACGTGAAACGCCTGGAAGAATATTAATTATTACGTCAAATCATTATGATCAACTTGATCCGGCATTAATAAGGCCTGGTAGAATAGATATAACTCACGAATTTAAAAACGCAAGTCATGACGTAATAAGTGAAATGTACAATCACTTATTTAATACTGACATATGTGATGAAAGTCTAAGCAAAATAAACGAATATTTTTATTCTCCCGCAGAAATAATCAATATTTATTTGTCTCATAAAACAAAAGAAGCATTTGTTGAAAGATTATTACAAAATGTGAAACCTTAGAACCAAAAATTATATATTGTCTAGTCTACGCGTAACTGTAATTATATACACATTTGAACATTTTTATTTTATATATTGTACATTTCAATTCGGATTTTTTAAAATAGTAAAATAATAATTTATAATAACGAATCGAATGATAGATAAATGCGTAGATAAATTATTTGAATCATTGCCTAATCACCTAAAAAATATAACATCACCTATTGAAATTGATTTAGTATTAGAAGGCGGCGCATTCAATGGAAGCTATTTAGTTGGAGCTCTTTATTTTTTAAAAAAAATGGAAAAACATAAAATTATTGAGGTTAAACGAATATCTGGCTCTAGTATAGGGTCTTTTATAGGCCTACTATATTTTATGGATTCTTTAGATTTAGCTTGCGAACTTTATAATATTTTAATAGAAGACTTAAAAAAACACAAGTTTTTGAATATTATTTACTTACTTAATAATAAAGTAAAAGATAAAATACCTAACGACATTTTTTGTAAAATAAATAATAAACTTTTTATTAGCTATACAGATATAAATAAAAAGAAAAAAATTACGGTATCTAAATATAAAAATGTAAATGATATTATAGATGTTATTATAAAATCATGTTTTCTTCCATTTGTAATTAACGGAAACATTTGTTATAAAAATAAGTATATTGATGGTATATTACCATATATATTTCCACTAGAGAATCACAGAAAATTATTATATCTAGATATAATGATAAATGATAAAATTTTTCATCTAATGAGCGTAAAAAATGAAAAAACTAATTTTCATAGAATTATGTTGGGATTATTAGACGTTCATTTTTTTTTCATAAAAAACCAAAGGACTAGTTTATGTAGTTATGTAAATGAATGGTCTATTTTCGACGTATCTCGCAATATAGTAAAAAAAATAATAGAAAAAATAATAATTTATACTATTTTTTTTATCATATTTTTAAAAAAAAATATTAGTCCTGAATTCAAACAAGGAAAATTTTGTAAGTTTATCAGAAAAAACATATACGTATTTTACAAGTCGACTATTGATTTGTATTGTATCTAATATATTTCATTTCCTTTTTTTGTTTTATTTTTTTTACCCCAATAATTGAAATTGAATTTTTTATATTTATTGTTTTTATTATTATTATTATTTTTATTTTTAATTGTTTTTTTTCGAGGCGGATTTGGAGTTTTTTTCTGCGTGTATTCGCGAGTTTTAGATTTATTCTCTTTATTTTCTTTATTTTCTTTATTTTCTTTATTCTCTTTATTTTCTTTATTTTCTTTATTCTCTTTATTTTCTTTATTTGGGTTGTTTGCCGGTACATAATTTAAAAACCATTCTTCGTATTCTTTGCTACCTCTTTTGTCCTTCAACTCTCGGAATTTTTCCGCTTTATGCGAACGCATTTCTTCTACGGTTTCTTGGTGTCCATAACAAGTGATACTAAATCTTTTTAACAATCCCTTTTGTTCCAATCTGTTTTTTTGTTGAACTTCAAACAGAAATTTTGACATACATAAAATTCTATTGGAAAACTCTCTAAAATAAGGTCTATCAGTATACAAAAAAGCCAAATAAAAACTCAACATTGTATCTATTGTCGCAATTTTGACTTTTTGTCCATGTATACGTACTACGTTATAGCTATGACAGGCTATCGGTTTATAAATGAAAGCGACAGAATCCCTATCAACTCTAATCTCATAATGAGTTGGAATAATTTCGCCAACCGGTTCATGTTTAATAATTTTTACATTACTAATATTAATATCTTTTAATCTTTCCTTTACTATTTCTGCGGTACTTTCCGGATGATTTGACAAAACGTCAAAGTCCGCAATTTTTTTTAGTTTTTTTTGTAAATGTTTTGGCATATATTTTGAGTATAGCGATATAGCGTAACCTCCAAAAAAAACTACTCCTTGATTTACCAGTGTATTTTGTACATTATCATAAATATTATCTTCATTTTTTTTAGATTCCATTTCTCGTTGAAAATCTATATTATCACATTTAATGTCTGTCATTGGATGATGCGTATTCAATAATATTAACCTCTTTAACACTTTTTCCCATCTTGAAGTATCTCCAACAGGTCTACTGAGTTCCAGATACATTGACATTCTTAAAAAATTTGGAGGAGCATATAATATGCCATCGACTCTAATAGAATCCTTTAACAAAACCTTAAATATATCTCTAGGTATTTGCGTTAAATCTGCTACAGGAATATAATTAACGTAAACCTTACATGTGGAATGATGTTGCCCAGTTTTTGCTTCCACGTCTGTAAAACCTTCATTGTAGTATATATCAGCTAATTCTTTTGCGTCACTTACTGAATCTGTAGTAAAAAAATCATAATCTGGAATTTCCGCGTCTTTATCATAAAATTGGTCTTCTTTTGGTAAAATATTATTTATGGCCGTACCTCCGTAGCATATTAAATTTTTTTGTTTAATAAAGTTTTCTAAAATGGTTATCATTTTTTTGATTTCATCAGAGTTAACAATTCTTTTACCTATTTTTTTTTCAGACGCGTCTACAGCTAAACGCAATATTGCTAATTCACATTCTTGAAAATTCATTGATTTATCGCAATTTTTATTTTTCATATATATTATTTATATTAAATATTATTTATATAAAATATTATTTTGATCAAAATAATATTTTTGTTTTATTTTTTGTTTTTTGTTTTTTGTTTTTTGTTTTTATACTGAGATTGCGTTGTCTATTACCGGAAGATAATATTTATCTTTTGGAAAAATAGTATCGCACGCATTACATTTACATTCTAATTCATTTATTAAAAAAAACCTACCCGCCATATTTGGTGTTTTTCCTGATTTTTGACAAACCGGGCAATGATAGTTACATTTGTTAACTATATCCAAAATAGGTTTTTGTTGGATTGGATCCACGTTTGTCACTTTACTCTGAGAGATTCCCATGTATTATGAATATTACAAAGTAATACGTATTTAAGTTTTAATTATAATATAAAATATAAAATATAAAATATAAAATATAAAATATATTTTTAATAGTCAATAGAATAATAATCTGTGCTTTGATTTCTAGGAGCATACGAATACTCTGGATTTTGAGTAGTAGGTGCGTCAACAGTAACTTCGTTGTATCTCAAAATTTCAGGTTTCAAACAAAAAGCATATCCAACATTATCGAAAAATGTATTATTGTCTTCTAAAAAGCTATCGACCAATTGGTATCTTATAGCAGTCATTTGACATCCAATTGCCCTTGTTAAAAGCCCACTTGGGTTTGGAGGATTAGAACCGGTGTCCGGGAAAACAATTGTCATATTTCGCTGATTATATAGTTTTATTTCTTCAATATCATGATTTTCTTTTACCTGTTTATAGTCGTATCCTCTCATAAAAAAAGAATTACTTACTATATTAACATATTCAAGCAGTTCTGGATTTCCTAAAAAGGTTGGATTGCTTCTATCCATAATTAAAATAACTTTATTCATCAAATTTATTAAAGGGGTACCGCCTATATTTAAACCATTATTTTCATAACTATATTCTTTTCCAAGCATGATAGAGTCGTAAGATTTAAATATATTTACTAATCCCGAGTACATCATCGGATTATTACTCATACACCTTAAATGGATTAAAATAGGATCATTTGGATTTGGACAATCTCCTCCTGAAAAAGCGTTGCTTTGTATTGTAGACATTACGTCGGAAAAATTTACGGAGTTAAAGGTTTCTTTTATATAAACGCTATCTACCGTAGAGGTAGAAACTACTGGACTATTATTCACATAATATAATTCAAAATCTAGACATCTTACGCCTTGTTTTAAAACGCTTGTTAAATTACATAAATTAACAAAATCATTTTTATAACTTCCTCCACTACAAGCATTATATGCTGTTTTAATATAATAATCGTACAAATTTCCACTAAAATCAGGGTTTGTCGTATCAATCGATTTAATATTTCCGTCTATTGTTCCATACAAAGTATTCATATAGTTACATTCATTATTTGGAAGATTTCTTAGATATATAAAATAAATGATAACAGCTAAAATTATAATTAGACTTATAGCTAAAATAATAAATGACACAAAATCTTCTTTTAAATTCATTAATGTATTCAAAACTTTATTTGAAGAATCTTCACTCATACTTATATTATAATATTATTTTTTATAAAATTTATTGTTATACTATTTATACTATTTTATACTATTTATACTATTTTATACTATTTTATACTATTTAATACTATAAAATACTATTTTTATAATAATTATTGTTATATTAACAACGCAATTATTGATTTAAAATTTAATAAATATATATATATTAACTATGGCAGGGGGTTTAATGAATCTTGTCTCTCAAGGACAACAAAATATAATATTGAATGGGAATCCATCAAAAACTTTTTGGAAGGCAACTTACCAAAAATACACTAATTTTGGTTTACAAAAATTTAGGTTAGATTATAGCGGCTCTACTTTTCTCAGATTAACGGAGGAATCCACTTATACTTTCAAAGTATCTCGTTATGGAGATTTATTAATGGATACTTTTTTAACGATAAACCTACCTAATATTTGGAGTCCAATTTTATCCCCGCAACAAATTGTAAATCAAGATGGAACAATTGGCTATACTAATTGGGCTCCATATGAGTTTAAATGGATTGAAAATATTGGTTCCCAAATGATCACAAAAATAAGCGTAAATTGCGGAAATCAAAAACTACAAGAATTTTCTGGCCAATATTTGCTTTCTATGGTTCAGAGAGATTTTAGCGCTGACAAAAAAGCGTTGTTTAATGAAATGACTGGAAACATTCCTCAATTAAATAATCCTGGTAACTACGGCGCTAGAGTAAATTCATACCCTAATGCGTTTTATACAGATAGTCCCGCAGGAGCTGAACCGTCTATCCGTGCTTCAACATTATATATTCCCTTGAATTTTTGGTTCAATTTAAAAAGTCAAATGGCGTTTCCATTAGTTGCTCTACAATATAACCAATTAGAGATTCAGGTTACAATAAGACCTATTTATGAGTTATTTACTATTCGAGACGTAAATGATAACGTAAACAATTTTCCATATGTCCAACCTAACTTTAACCAACCTAATATGCAGATGTATCGTTTTTTACAAACCCCTCCTGATATTTTATTAGGACCAACTTCTTACACAGATCTTAGAAGCCAATGGGATGCGGACGTACATTTAACTTGTACATATGCGTTTCTTTCAAATGATGAACAAAAAATGTTTGCTAAAAATGAGCAAAAGTATTTAATTCGACAAGTTCAAGAAACAACATTTTATAACGTTACAGGTCCCAATAAAATAGAGCTTAACTCTATCGGTTTAGTTACAAGTTGGATGTGGTACTTACAAAGAAGTGACGCAAATTTAAGAAATGAATGGTCTAACTATACCAATTGGCCTTATAATTATATGCCGAATGATGTTACTCTTGCTCCGGTACACGGAGCGTTTCAAATACCGGATAACGTAACTATTGGTCCTGGAGTAAACCCTGATGGACTATTAACTGGATTATTTACTACAGGGGTTTATACTCCTCAAAATCAACAAGAAATATTGGTAGTTTTAGGAATTTCAATAGATGGTCAATACAGAGAAAATTTACAACCATCCGGCGTATACAGTTTTGTAGAAAAATACGTTAGAACTGCTGGTAACGCTCCTCCATTTTTATATTGTTACAATTTTTGTTTAAATACATCCCCTTTTGACCTTCAACCTTCAGGAGCATTAAACACGAATAGATTTAATTTAATTGAATTTGAATTTACTACCATAGTACCAGCATTAGACCCTTACGCGCAAGTGCTAACAATTTGTGATCCTACAACGGGAGACATTGTAGGTATAAATAAACCGACGTGGAGAATTTATGAATATAATTTCAATTTACAATTGTTTGAAGAGAGATTCAACGTTGTTACATTTATTGGTGGAAATTGCGGATTACAATACGCTACTTAAATAATAAAATAATCAATTAATCAAATAATAAAATTTGTAGTTTATTATAAACTATTTATTGATTTTTTATAAACAAATTATATTTTCTTTATTTTTACAAAAATTACAATTGTATTTACAAATATATATATAAATTTTATGAAAAAGATAAAACATTGTATTTTATAAGAAAAATTATAATTACGGTTATAATAATAATATTAATGGAGTAATGATTTATTATCTCAATATCGCTTGCGTCATTATTATATTTTGTACCTAACATTACGTCCCATATATCTATTCCATAATTGGTTTTTTTATCTAAATGATGTTTTTCGTGAATTTTTGATGGAATATAACTATAATTTATGATATGTACAGAACAATACATTAATCCCCATAGTAAAAAAACATATTGATTCATTTTTTTTGCGAAATAACATACTAGCATGGCGCAACCGCCTTGTGTGATAAAATTTAATATAAATTCTATTATCATGTTTTTTTTTAATTTATTTATGGACGAATCATGATGAATAGTCTCATGAAAATCCAATAGTTTACAGAAAAAAAGAACAATGTTGTTAGAATACTTATTTCTTCTAATATAATTATTTTGTTTAAGATATGCTTCTTCTAATTTAATATCATGAGATACATAATGTATAACAAATCCAGAAAAAGAAGCAATTATGAAAGATACAATAGTATAAAAAAGGTTATTTTTAGAATATATGGAAATTATTATTAAACAAATAAAGCTTGTTATGTAAAATATATAGTTTTTTATTATAGATTCAATTAAAGGATCATTTTTATATGGCGAAAAATATTTGTTAAACCAGTTACTTTTTACTTCTTCTTTTTCTTCTTTTACTTCTTCTTTTAAAATTATTTTATCTGTCATAAAACGACCCAATAAATTATTTATTCGTTTTATACTAAAAAGTCAATTATGTATTTTTAGTATAATAATGGCAACTAAAGAATCTAAAAAAAAAATAATAGAAAATATTGCGTCATTCTTAAAAAAATGTAACATTTTTAAATTATCTGATAAATCATTTGGTTTTTTTCTAAGGGCATTTCACGTAAATTTGCCGTTTTATTTAGTCATTTTTATGATTTATGGTACAAAAGTACAAAACATACTTATATTATTTGGATTAATGTTAGCGTTTGTATCGTTTATTTATTTTAATGGTTGCGTTTTAAGCAAAGTAGAAAAAACAGTTGATGGAGAAGACATCACCATAATCGACCCATTTTTAAATATTTTCAATATGGAAAAAACAAACAAAAATAGAATGATTGTTTCATATGTAATAGTATTTTTTTATTTGTCTTTTGCTATTTTAACTTTCAATTATCGTTTTGGTTTTTCAATTACTTTTAACGATTTTACAGAAGAATATAATAATTTTATCAGCCATATGAATAACGTTTCTCTCTATTTATCATCTTTTTTTTTGAATAATAGTTACAAAAGGCAAAACAATGATAAAAACGATAAAAAAGAATATCAACATCAACCAAAGAGAGAAATAATACCGTTTGATGAAATATCTATTTAAATAATTATTTTACAATATTTTATTTATTTTTGTAAAAAAAATTGATTTGGTTTTACTGAATTATGATATAAAAATACTTTATCATGACAACTATACAAATGGATTTAACAAAATTATCTAGAAATGAACTTTTATCGAAGTGTGAGGAGGTTGGTTTAACAAAATGTAAATCAAAAAACAAGTCTCAATTGATTTCTTTGATACAAGAAAAACTTTCAGTTGAAGATGATACAGAAAATGATGATAATGTCGATAATGATTCTGATAATGATTCCGATAATGATTCCGATAATGAAATCGATGAAAAAGAACTACACGAAGACGAAGACTCAAACGTTGATGAGAAAATAAAATCTATTTCAAAAAAAGATACATTAAATTTAATAAAAAAGTTTCCAAAACAAATGAGAACGAAATTAACAAATATTAACAAAGCCGGTGCAGATACAAATATACCATGTACAACAAAACGCGTTTCACAGAATTCACGAATGTTTTGTACTTATTCAATCATTCGTAAAAATGATTTGAGCCTTACGCAACTAGAAACGCATTCAAAAGGTATATGTATTGGAATGAATTTTAATGATTACTCAAAAATAAAAAATAATGTAACTCGCGATGAACTAGATAACTACTTGTTTTCAAATATTGGAGGAGATAAAACGGTTTCCTCTATTATTACTACCATGAAAGACGCGACAGGATATTCAGGGTCAAAACAACAAAGGGACCAAAAATTACTATTAGATATTGAAGCAAAACAAAATAATTGGGTTCCGATTAGCAGAAAAAAAGACATTCAAAAAGGTATTATTAATGAAGGTAATGATAAATGGGAAGGACAATATTATTATCATATTTGTGGAGGCGACCAAGAAAGTATGAAAAGTTGGACAGGAACGCAACCGCAAATTTTCACTACTCCGAAGGGTTTTATGTCAGGAGAAAAAGTAATTATAGACAATTATGTATGTTTATTGTACCAGTTGTTACACGTTTATAATATAGATAAATTTTTGGAAAAAAACGAAATAGAAAAATATAAATCAAACTTTGAAAACTATTTGAAAGAGAGAAAATACATGGGTAAAACTTGTTATGATTTGATAAATGAACTTGGAGTATTAGACAAAAATGATCATTTAATTAGTCCAATTTCCTACAAAAAAATATCAGCTGATGATTTTTGCGAAAAACATAAGTTGGATATAAGTCATAATGAAGCCGTTTGTAAACAAAAAATATACTTTTGTGAAGATAATAATATTATGCTATCAGATTATCGACCTGGCAATTTATTTTGGGATTTCAAAGTATCAAATATGCAGCAGCAAAATTATACAATTAAAGAATATTGGGACAATATAGAAGAAAGTTTAGAACGCAGAAAATTAAATGCTAAAAATTTATAATTCTAAAAATTTATAATTCATCATATTCGCAATCAGAAATTTTAATGTTATTTATTATACATTCTTCAAACAAATCTTTTCTTAGTTCAATACCAACGCCGATTCTATTTAATTTGCGCGCTTGTATTGCTGTTGTAAAACTACCGCCAAACATATCTAATACAATATCTCCCTCATAACTATAATAACGTATAGCCATTTCAGGTATTTCTGCTGGATATGGAGCAGTATGACCCAATTTATTTTCTTTTTTATTATTTATTTTAATAACTGGACTCAATTTGTGTATATCTCTTCTCCAATTATCTACAAATTCTGAGGGTACAATATTATTTTGCTGTTTTGCTTCATCTTGGGTTATTATTGTTTTAAGTGAAAATCTTTTGCCTCTATCACTAACGCTTCGGTTACATTTAGAATTACAACATTCCCATGATCTTAACCCTTTGTAAGTATAACTATTACTTTTTACGTCTAAAGATCCGCACGATGAACAAGGATATCTAATGTCTTTTTCAAGACGATGTTTATGAAATATTAATATATGTTCATAACAATTTAATGGGTATTGATAAAAAGGATAAGGAGTGCTTTTATTTTTATGTCTGCTAGACTGAACTTCGCCTTTATCCCATATAATATCATCCACGTATGTAAAACCACAATCTTCAAAAATTTTTATGAAATAACTAGGTAATGGTATTTTTCTTTCGCCCCAACATTTAATTTCACTTAAATTATCATTATCAACTACGTCGCTTACGTTGAATACGAATACCCTATGATTATCTAAAACCCTATAACATTCTTTTATAACTTCTGTCATGAAAGAGAGATAGTCATTTAAATTATTCCATACGCTGTAATCGCGTGCGTTATAATATGGAGGAGATGTACACATTAATCCAACGCTTTCATTTGGAAAAGATTTCAATTTGTCCAAACAATTACCCCATATTATTTTAATATTTTTGTTTGATTTTATTGAGTCATAAAATGAATAGTTAAAATTTTTATAATCTTGATGTATCAATTTAACGCCATTTATATAGCTATAAATGAAATTATATATATTCTCCGTTTTTTTTGTACTTTTATTATAGCTATTATTTATTAAATTAACTATATATTCATCTTTTATAGTTGAGTTTATAATATCCTCATTCAGTTTGAATAAATCTTCATTTTCACTATTTTCGTTATTATCACTATTATCAATATTTTCACTATTCTCGCAATTTTCATTATTCTCACTATTCTCAATAATATCATTATCCATTTTACTGTTATTATCATCACCAAGTTCATCTTCAATAATGAATGTAATTTTTTGTGTTTTATTATTTTTTGTTATATTGTCAATTAATTCAATTAATTCTACTTTAGTCTTTGATTTACATTTGGTTATTCCGTATTCTTCGCATTTTTTCAAAAGCTCTTGTTTGGTCATTTTAGTTAAACTCATATTGTTGTTATTTGTAATATTGTTATTCATTATATTATCTAATTCATTTTTTTTATTATCTAACAATACAAAACTCATTTTTATATTATTTTATATTTATTTTTATATTTATTTTTATATTTATTTTTATACATTTAATTCGAGTTGGCGGGTAATGGACCACTATCTATAAACTCGCCTGTTACAGAATATCGTTTGCTGTATATAGGCATATGTTTCATCTGAGGGAGTTCAAACTGTGTATCATAAAGCATTCTAGAATCATTAAATTTTGATCTCCATGTATTTACTCCATTAGACGTTTGAGGAGTTCTTCGGAATGTATTTTTTTTAAATATTGCGGAAGTTGTACCTATGTCAGTTGTAAGCGTAGAATACGTCGGCGTAACCCCAACAGTTAATTTACCGGAATCATTATCACCTGGAACAATGCTATTTTGTTTTATGTTTGATTTTTCTGGCGGTTGACAGCCAGGGCAATCTATATCCGCAAGGCATTGTTGTCCTGTTATAGAACACCTAGACGTAGGTCCGCACATATTTTTACAACTATAAACTGTATTTAAAGGAAGATTTACTGTTTGACTAGTTATGTATCCGTCTGTAATATAACTTTTTCCAAATCCTTCTTTATTTGGCGTAGGAGGCGGACTATAATAAATATAATCATTAATAGACAAATAATTAACCCATTGAAAGATAATAACTAAAAGAATTAGGCTAATAACTGCTAAAATTAATAATATTTTTTCTTTTTTAGAAATATTCATATAATATACTATAACTTGATATTTTATAATGTTTTATAATTTTTATATATAAAAATGTATTTATCAAATAATTTTATATTGATTTAATATAAGAAATGTCAAGTGAAAGTGATACACCAAATATAGATGAAGTCAAACAAACATTATCGCCAGGTTCACCATTTATGATTGACCTTCAAACGCTTATTACAACAATTATTCAAAGGATAACGCACCTTTTTATTTACGTTATACTTGCTGGATACGTTTTATATACTTGTAAAGTATGTCAATCGAATTTGTTTCCTACAGAAACTGCTTGTAAACCTTATACTAATTCTCTCGCGAATGTAGAATCCATTAAAACAAATATATTTGAAACTTTCATGACTCGTCCAAAAATGTCGCAAAAACTTCATTTTTCATATGAAAAAAATGATAGAAATATTATTTTAGATTCTATACGACAACTAAAAGAAGAACCTACTAGTACAGCAACTGGCGCATATATAATGACAATCATTCAAAGTTCATTAACCATAAATTACATATTTTTTAATATTTTTTTTAATTTATTAAATCAATTACCTGAAATTTTAATTTTAATAATTGGTCCGGCGTTTTTTTTAATGTTTATTCCTATTTTGTTAATAATAAATATTATTAATGTATTTATAAGTTGGTTTACTCAATTAAAATGGTTTTTTAAGAAAAATACAAATGATAAATTATCGGGAGTGCCAACTTGGAGCACGATTACGATTTTGGAACCAATGGAATTTTTTATAGCATTCGTGTCAATAGGGTTTTTCATGTTTTTAGGTTTTATTATATTACCGCCTTTATTGCCAATAATATCAACTGTTTTAGTAATTTTAACAATATTTTCATTGAACGCGTATCATGGCACTTTAAATGGTGAAGAAATTGGTCTGTTCGGCGTAATACAATTAGTCTTTACATATTATAAAGTTCCATTAACGACTATAATAGCACTAATGGTAATAATATATACAAACAGTATTTTAGGAACAACTTCAGGAGTATTCTGTGTAATTACTGTCATTCTAATATATTTTGGAATAATATCATTTGATTTATTTAAAGGCATTCCAGAAAAATATTTATCTCCAATGGTTCCTTCATTGCAGGCTATAAAAACTTGCTCGGCAGGAGTCATTCAAGCAGGAGGAAATAAAAAAGACACTTTTAATACAAACGCAAAAAGTTTTAATTCTAAATTGAAACAAATTAGTAAACAACTTAGCAAAACAAAATGAGATGTTGTGTTTTGATTATTTGATAAAATAAATAATAATATAAAAACAATTTTTTACAATTATTATAATGGGCAAAAATAAAAATAAACAAAATAAACAAAATAAACAGAACGTATTACCTTTTGTTAGCATTTGTACTCCAACGTTCAATAGAAGACCTTTTATTCCATATATGATAAAGTGTTTTGAGCATCAAGACTATCCAAAAGATAGAATAGAATGGATTATTGTGGATGATGGCACCGACAAAATAGAAGACCTAGTTAAAAATATTTCTCAAGTAAAGTATTATAAATTTGATGAAAAAATGACATTAGGAAGGAAGCGCAATATTGCTCACGAAAAATGTAGCGGAGATATTATTGTTTACATGGACGACGATGATTATTATCCCCCGGAAAGAATTAGTCACTCGGTTAAAACGTTACTGGAAAATCCGAAAGCATTATGCGCGGGCGCAAGTGAAATGTATATTTATTTTAAACATATACAAAAAATGTATAAATTCGGACCATATGGACCAAATCATTCTACGGCCGCAACTTTTGCTTTTAGAAAAGAATTATTGAAACAAACAAGTTTTGACAATAACGCGTCAGTTGCCGAAGAAAAACATTTTTTAAAAAATTATACTATACCGTTTGTCCAATTAGACACAATAAAATCTATTTTGGTTTTTTCACACAATCATAATTCATTTGATAAAAAAGATTTATTAATAAATCCGAACCCAACTGTAAATGTTTCTGATAAAAAAGTAGATGATTTTGTAAAAAACGAAGAAATAAAAAAATTCTTCTTAGAAGACATAGACGGATTATTAGAAAAATATGATTTTGGTAAACCTGATCATAAACCAGACGTAGTAAAACAATTGAATGAAATTAAAGAAAAAAGACAGGAGATGATAAGAAACGAGCAAAAAAAACAGCAAGATTATAATAACGCCGTGAATAAAATAAATCAAATAAATCAACAAAATAATTCACTACAGTATGAAAGTAAGATAACAGAGTTAACTTTATTGATTAAAGAATTAACTATGGAAAATAATTTATTAAATGACAAAGTAAAATATTTGGAGAACAAAATAAAAGAAATTATAAAAACCGAATTAGATAAGACTAAGCAAACGATGCTAAACTAAATAATATATCCAGTTCCCACATATATCTCATAACCCAATTGTCGTAATTATATTTATAAACAATATAAAGACAAACTGAAAGTATATTGTATAATAGCAAACAGTAATGGATTACGATGATAGATATCACCCTTCTAACTCTAATGACGTTGACAAAAAATATAATGGAGTTGGCTTCACAGATGACGTAAAAAAACTCGATCCGGGCTACAATGAAATTTATAGAAGAGTTTTACAAGATAATGGCAAAGTAAAAAATAAAAAAATTGTAGTTTATAGCTCAGGAAGCTTAGGTTCGCAAATTAGAAACGCGGTTACTGGTTTTTATACCAAAGATATTGTTGGGTCTTCAGACGAAGATCTTTATTTTTCATTTATTCTTGCTACAGGTGAATTGCGAAAGGGATCAGTAACGTTGTTTTTTGACTCTCCTGAACAATGTGAAAAGCATCTTTACCAAGTATTTGGAGAAGACATCAAATCAAAGTGGAATAGCAAAAGATCAAAGTATTTACGTTAACGTTAAATTGTATAATATTTTTATTTGTCTTCATATATATCCGTGTTAGATTCAACGACATTGGACGCCAATTAAAAAAAAATAAATTCCCATTTTATAATAAATATATAATGTATTTATTATAATGTAATTATAACGCAATAAATAGTTTCATTCATCTTCATCGCTCTGCTCTTTTACTTCTTCATCGTCGTCAACATTTTCTTTGGTATATTTTTCAATATATCTATATATTCTATTAATATCTAATTTTGTTATTTCTAAATTTTCAAATAAAAGCGTTAATTGGTTATCATCTGAAGTATTTTTCAATTCAAGAAAAAACGAGAATAAGTCTTTTTTGTCCATTCCTAATTGTTGGCATAAGTTTTGTATGAATAAAGAATTATTATATTCAGTAGAATATTTTGTTAATACTTTTGTAAATCTTACTTCAGTTGGATTATATTTTATTTTCTTTTTAAAAGTATCATGATACAACCGATTATTTTTAAACGTTTTAATGAGAGAACTCATTTCGTTAAATTGCCATATTTGTTTTTGAAACGTAATTCTATCAATGTAATCAGCAAAACACATATTATCCAGCTGTTTTAAATAAAAAGGTATTGAAATACTTTTATCCATTTTGCCTATTACATCAATTATGTTTTCGTGCCACAATAACCCGACAATAGTTCTATCTGTTTCATTCATGATAGTAGTATGTTCTTCAATAGGAAAATAAGTATTCATTAATTTTTGAGTTATTTTTTTTGTATCATCATTGTATGATTTTAGATGAAAAATATTATCAATAATTTTTCCATCAAATATGTCTTTCTTATTTTTATAAATATTATAAATAGTATTTAGTTTTCGCAAGTCTCCTTGTATAAAAGACAATATTTTATTTTGTACGTTTTCATTCGTATCAGGAATTAAGTATTTTAAAATGGCACTTATTTGCGCAGAATTAGGCGTTTTGAGTTCAACCGTGTTACAAACCTTCATGAGCTCTTTCATTTTCTTGTCTATATGATAATTACCAATACATATTATAGGATTCATTGTTACTTCTTCCATTTTTTGTTTTTTTGTTTTTTTTGGCCGAATAAGTTTGATAAGAGTATTTATACCACCTTTATCTCCATTATTCATCCCATCTATCTCATCCATTATGATCGCAATCTTTTTGATTTTTTTATTAAAAACACTCATTATATTTTTGTCAGACATATTATGTTTAGTGATATTGTCAATAATTGATTTATTTCTAATATCACCTGCGTCATATTTGATAATGTCATAGTTTAACTCTTTTAAAATATTAGTAACAAACGTTGTTTTGCCAGTTCCCGGATCACCATAAACATATACGCCTTTTTTATAAAGCATATTATTTTTGTTTAACTCAAAATTGAGTAATATTTCTTTTATTGTTGAACATTTTTCATCTCTATTCAAAATATTATTTAAATTTAAATTTTCCATTTTATATCATTATAATAATTCTTTTATGTTAGTTTTTTATAAACGAATTATTGTGTAATTTTATATTTTACGAAGAAGTTGTTGTAGGAGGGGGCGTGCACGGATTATTAACAAGACCATAAGTTATTCCGTCCCAACTTAATCCACATTTATTTGCCCATAAGTATTTATTACATGTTGCTTGCGATCCAATAAATTGCGGCTGATCGAAATTCATGAATTTTGTATTACAAGTTCCTAAATTTTTTACGTTATTACAAATTGGACTATTTCCAGAAAGATCCATAGTCCAATAATCAGGACATTGAGCTACTAAAGGCGGCCATACCTGTGGAGACGCAAAAGCCAATGAAAGTCCTATTACTATTAAAACTATAATTAACATAATTATTGCTACCGTTAACACAATTTTTTGGAAAGATGCCATTATATATAAAATAAATATATAAAATAAATATATATTTATTTTTTCTATTTAAGTAATATAAATGCCTACTTTAAATGGACGTGTAAATATAAAAACACCAAATACTTCAGATCTTTTTAAGATGTATGACAAAATTCCTGCGCACCAATGCAGCACATTTAGGAATCCTACGGAAGGTCTTTGGAATGACACGCTTTTATCGAGCGTTTTTTTTTCTCAAAATAATATTCAATTAATTCAAAATGGAATAAGAGCCGGCGTGTATAAAAGATCAAACGGTCAATACGTAATTGGCCCACAAGACTGTGATTCTTTAAAAATTATAATGCGCAGTATATTTTTACAATATTCCGCGAATCAGCCAAACAACATACAAGCTCAAGTAACCGAATTAAATAAATTAGTTTTAAATTATTGTATTCAACAAGTATACAGTGAAGCGCAAGGCTACATGAAATATATAAACGACGTAAGTACTTTAGTCATTCCTATAGCTCATCCAATTATGCCAGATAATACAGATAGACAGTTAGAATTTAAACATTGGTTTTGAATTCAAAACAATTTAGTAAATA